TAAATGTTCCAGACGTTGCAGTTTTATCTGCACCAAAATCTAATACTGCTACAGCATCAGTAGTATTTGAACCACCATCTGTTGTTGTATTGTAAATTAATGCTCCTCTAGCAGTTAATGTAACTCCCACAAAAGATAAGTCAGCAAAATCAGTGATAGCCACTGAAGATGAAACTTTAACACCTTGATTTACTAAAGCTTTTCCACCTGCAGTATATCCTGATGGTGAAGAAACTTCATTTGCAGTTGCATAGTTTGTAGTTGATTTACCTAAAGTTGCTGAACTTGTATACATCGCTAATTTATAAGTATCTGATGATGTATCAAAATCATGTTTTGCTTGAAGTAATTCTTTTTTAAAAGAATCACAGATTGCATTTGTTGTTATTGCCATAATTATTCTCCTTTAAATTTATGGACTAGGAGAATCGACTTTGATTCTTGGAACTCCGTCTTGATATTCTCCTCGTCTTCTTCTACCCATTTGTTGTAGGGCAAAATTTTGTGTTTCTTCATTATACTTTGAATTATAGAGGTTGTATAGATTGTCGGGTCCTTTAAGAAATCTGAACGCTTCAGCTAACACCCCATGCAGTAACATTGATTCCTGATAAGTTGATAAAAATGTGTTATTTGATGAAGTAAAGTTAGGTGGATCAATTATATAATTAATTTGAATTTCATATGCTTGATCTGGCATTGGAGCTACTAATAAAGTAAAATCATCCCAATTTGCCCAATATTTTGGTAAAGCTTGAGTAGAGCTACTATTAAATTCTGATATAAAACTAGTGTCTCTTTTTTCTAAAAATGTTCTTGTACCCGAATCGATTACTTGAACAGACCTTATTATAATTAGATCAGAGGGTAAAGTTACATATCTATTTGCAGCAGTAAAATTTGATGTTGAATATTTTCTTAAATCATCGTAATCAACTTTTCCTGCTATATCTAATTCAACAGACCTAATAAAATCTTGAATAATTGCATCAGTTAAAACATTACTATCAACTTCTGTATAGTTTCTAACTTGAGTTAAAAAATTTGCATGTGTTACAGCCATTACGTAATACTCACTCCTACATTACCTATTGTTGAAATTAACTCTCTTCTTCTATTTTGAAGAGATGGATCTTCTGGAACCATACTATGTATTGTTGTTGTAATACCATTTGATGTTACTTGAAAATCTTGAGTTCTAAATGCAAAATCTCCTGGCAAAGATAGATTAGCTACTCCTACAAATATTCCACCTGAATCTGCAATTGTATCATCATTAGGAGCTTGAGGATTTATAGCTGATATATCCGTTGGTTGTTGAAACTTCATTGTTCTTGGATTCTGTAAAGCTATAGCATCGGCTTTGTGATAAGGTGGATCTAATTGTGGATGCTTTGGTTCAAATTCAGAAATATGCACCAATGCACCAGTCCATTCTTTTACCATTTCTCTATAAGGAAATGCTTGGCCTGATCTATCAGATATAGCTAATGATCTTTTTCCACTTGCATAAGCCATTATACACCATCTCCAAAATATGTTTGAGGAGAAATATAAACTGAAGTTCTCGAACCATCTTCATTTAATGCTCTTAATAATTCATCCTCATAAAGTTGTTTTAATAATTGAATTCTATCTGGAGATTTTTTTTGTGATAAATAATATGCAAGACCAGAACACATGCATGGTAAAAATCTAAAAGGTACATCTGGATTATTTGTGTAAGATCCAGCATCTTCAATTCTATCAATTGAATAGTATTTTAACGTTGTAAAAGTTGATGCATCTGGAGCAAGATAAACACTTATTGTTGGTTGTGTTTGTCTATCAACATAATATTGTGATGGTTGACCTGTTGTTAATTTATTTGGTAAAGCGGAATAAGCCGATCTATCTATTTTTGTAAGTGCAATATCATTTGTAGAAGAAGTACCTTGTCCAGTTATATTTTGTACTGGAACACCAGCAGCATGAGCCACGGCTAACGAACCACGAGCTCCCCTTGTTGCTCCAGTTAATGTGTTTGTAGATTTACCAGTATAAGTAATAAATTCTAATCCTATTTGAAGTGTACCACTTGATGCAAATCCAGTAGCATCTGTTAAAACAACACTTGTTGCAGTGCTGGTTAAAGCAGTATTTAATGTTCCATTTACTGCACCACTAGAAGAAATATAAGCCTCTAAAACATCGTTTACTTGAATTGGAACTGAATACGTTGCAACTCCAGCTGTAAATTGGATTTGATTTAATTTAACTTTCCAGAGATGAACACCTCTGTTACCCCACTCTGAAAATAAAAGATTTAAACTTCTTCTGGCACTTCTTATATCATAACCACTATTAGTTCGAATACCACATCTTTCGTATGCTTCTTCTATAATATCATCGATTTGTAAATCGAATGTAGTAGTTCCTGACGTTGCCATAATTCATTACATTATATCTTTATAATAATCTAAAGTCTTTCCTGCGGGTAAACTTTCATCTTGTAGACCCATTCCTGAAGTTCTAGCTGCACCAAAACCTTTAGTTGACTTCATTTCACCACCTAAGAATTTTTTATCTACCTGATTATCAGATTTTTGTTTGTTACGTTCTCTCATTAACTTTTTTAATCTTTCTTTTCTTTTAGGGTCATCCATCATTTTTTTTGCTTCTTCAGGAGTAAATCTTTGCAGTAGGGTTTGAAATTTTTGAACAGTACCTTTGTTTTGTTTAGTAGCAGTTGATACAAATTCTTTTGCTTTACCTAATACATCTTTACCTTTGTAATCACCTTGCATTTTAAATCCAAGTTTGTAATCTTTTTTAGCTAACACACCTTTTTTGGCTTTTAACATTTTACCTTTTTCTCTTTTAGAACTTTTAGATGCACCAATCATAGATTCTGTTTTTCTAATATCTCTTTTATCATCATCTTTTGTAGACATAGTACCTGATTTAGCGTAAGTCATTTTACCTTTTTTTGCAAAACCCATTCTATTTCTTACCTTTTCAGGTAGCTTTGCAAGTCCTGGATTTTTTTCTTTATTCACTGGTTTTAACATATCAATTCTCCTTAAGTTTCTATCATACCACCATAATACTTCTTGGTAAAGGTGCTTACATTTGTTGGTTTACCACCCACTCCTTGGGCTTTACTTCTTTTTCTCGCAACGGCACTCCTCTTTTGAGAGTCTGTCATCCTCGCTGCTTTGGCAGCAGGGACGCATTTTGGATACTTCCGTTTTTGATCCGATGCTAACTTTGAACGGCCACAAGGTGCGTAAGAACCATCTTTTCGTTTGCTTCCAATATCTACCCATTTTTGATCAAACCATTTTTTAAGACTCATTAGAATACGCCTTTAAAACCTTTACCTCTGATAGCTGCTCCTGTTCCTCTAGCCATACCACCTTCACTTCTTTTTTTTAATTTTTTAGTGATATTGAACATTACATTTTTATTTTTTCCTTGCTTTCCTGCTGTCAAAGAAAATTCAGAAGAGTCACCTTGATCAATACTACCTTTTTTTATACTAAGAGAAACCTTACTATTTATATTTTCTTTACTTAATTTACTAATCGGTTTTTCTAGTCCAGCAGAAACCAATGTATTACCTTTTCCAAAACTTACACCTGCTTTTGGTGTAGTAACAAAGTCATTATCATCTATGCCGAAAGTACCCCCGACTGTAGAGTCAGAAAGTGATTTTTTTAAATAATCTGGTATATTCTTTTTCTTTCCCATTAAAATACTCCTTTAAATTTTGTACCTCTTATTGCTGCTCCAGCTCCTCGACACATGCCCCCATCTCTTAACCCTTTAGCCTCTATTTTTTTTGCATCTCTAAAATCTGCTCTGTCTTCATCATCTCCAGCTTTTCTAGCATCAAAAGGATTATCGAAAAATTTTTCTTTTCTACCACTTCCAACTAATTCTTCTGCTGTTTGATATCCTTTTTTCTTTTTTTTATTTTTAGTCATCGTAGTTAAATAAATACGTTTACCCTTGGGTAAATCTTTTAAAATTTTTTTACTTCCTTTAGGTAAGTTTCTTAATATTGTAGACTCATCACTCATCTAACATTCCTTTGTAATAATTAGTATAACTTTTATTTGAAACTTCGTGACCTGCAAGATTGCCTTTTATGTAACTTCCATCATATGGTTCTAGTTTTTGTGCGAATTGTCCATCAGAAGCTTTTACAACAGATTTTAATGTTTTAGCTTGAGCAGCATGTAGTTTTGATGCTTTTTGTAAACCAGTTATTACTTTTTTAACTTTAGCTTCTCCACCAGAAACTTTACCAGCTGGTTTAGGTCCCTTAAAATCTTTTCTTTTTACACCACTTGGGTCTTTAATTTTACCCGCACAAATTTTACTAGCATAAGCATTAGCATATGCTGAAGGATATACTCGAAATTTTCTTTTAGCGGCCGCTTTGCCTCTAGCACATAGTTTTGTCATAGTGTTTAAGCCTTTTTCTGTTGTACAACTTTTTAGATTGTATCACTTTTGGCTTATAGTTTCTAGACCTTAACTTTTTTGCTACTGGATTTTTTATAAAGGTCATCATAGTACGAGCTAAGTCCTTTAACATTTGGAGCCTTTACTTTAAATTCTTTTCTAGTTTTTTTACCCCAACCTCTACCTAAGCCAGGTTCTAATAAACTTGGTATTTGTCCACGTGTTATTGCCATATATATTTATACCATAAAAGTAAGTAAATCAAAGATGACTAAATAAATATATCTTTTGCTTTACCTAATATAGGTTTGTATTTTGTTTTACCTTCTGATCGGTATGCATGTAAAAATTGTTTTCTATCCATACCCTCCGTTACGCTACAATGTATCCAACCAGAATTAGGTTCACCTGGAGTGTAAAATTCTAATATTAATTGATCCCATTCTAACTCTCTATGTATCCAATCTGCAAGTTCAGCATTATCAACGCCTACACATTCGAAATCTGCCGCTTCCGCTTTAGCATGTTGTGACCTGCTAGAGCTACCGATGGCTTCACATAATTCAGGGCTACGGAATCCGCTGGTCACCTTGACCCTGCCGAAGTGGTCACGTACCGGCTGTAAAATTTTTTCGCAAAGTGTTTTTAATTTTTCTATTTGTTCTGCGTTTGGATTATTATTAATTCCCTTACGAATTGCTGTGTCTGATTTAGTTAATTCTTCTAAAGTAAAATTACGTGAAAGTTCCATTATTATTTACCTCTACTAGTACATTTAAATTTAAACGATATTTTGTTTTTGTTGGTCCCACTCCTCTATGCTTCAAATTACTTTTAAAAATTTTAGCTTCATCTTCTATATCATATATTTTCTCATCACTTATTTCAATATAGCCATCAGAAGTATTTAAAGAATATAAAATAGAATAATGATTATTTTGGTCATGGTCACAATGATATGATCCTACTTCGTTTTGAGTGTAATAATTCCACATAATTCTTTTAATTTGTTTTAGATTTAAATTTAATTTTTTACATACAATTTCAGTTATTATAAAGCCAAAATCGTTTAATCTTATACTAATTAATTCATTTTTATATTTATCAAGACTAGTACAACACATCATTCCTTTAGTGTTTACATCTTTACCAAATATATTTTCATTATCAGATGTATCTTTACCAATCTCAAATCTAAGATCTGCTAAAATAGTTTTTAAATATTTTATCAAATTAGGTGTTAATATATTATTAACAATTTTATAATCCATTACTCAAGTATTAGTTTTTTTATTGATAAACTTCCGTCAATATTCGACTCTAATTCTGCCATAGATTTTATGCACTGGTATTTAACATGTCCATTAGGTTTTAACTGACGTTTAGCTACACGTGCCCCTTTGAGACATTCAGACATCGAAGTTTGTATACGTGCCTCCTTGATTTCTCCCTGTACAATCATAAGTAGGGCAACCACTAACTCTGTCATACTATCTTACCTTTGTTTTCACCTTGCTTGATAACATATTTTTGTGTTCCATGCTTGCCAGTTTCTACTTCTTTTTTTAAATTTTTTACAAACTTCATTTGTTTAGCTTTTTTTTCCATCGATTCAATGTAACCTATAATTTGTCTATTAATGCGTCCCGTTGCCATTTGCTCTTACCTTATCTTTTAATGTTTCTACATCTACTAACAATTTTTCAGTTTGTTTTTGTATAAACTGTATATTTACTTTGTTATGCATCATGTCTT